TAACTGTTCCTGATACGACTAAGATTGAACCTTTTGAGAGTGGGCGAAGTTTGGGAGATTTTTTACCTTTGATTCAACATCATGATTCGATGATGGTTCGAGCTTTCTTGGTTCAGTTTATGAATTTAGGTCAAGAGGGTCGTGGAGGAAGTTTTGCACTATCGCAAGACCAAAGCGATTTGTTTTTAATGTCGTTGATGGGGTTGCTGGAAGATATAGCTTATGTGTTTAATACACAGGTTATTCCGCAATTAATTGATTGGAATTTTGGTACGAAGTTGTACCCTAAAATTGTTTTTACTCCTTTTTCAGATACTTTGCGGTCTGCTGTTATGGAAACTTTTCGTTCTTTACTTGAAGCTAGATTTCCACAGGTTTCTGAAGAGTTTGTTCTTAAACTTGAGGAGCTTGTTGCTGACGAGTTGGGTATGGAGCTTGATTATAAAGCAATTAAAGCACGGATTGAAGCAGACAAGGCGATGATGCAGGAGATGGAAGAAGAATCACAGGTAGGTGAAGATAAGCCTGGAGTTTCTAATATTTCAGAACCAGGTAAGACAAAGACAAAAAAGAAGGTAGTTCCTGCTGGTGAAGTGTAGGGTTGACAACAGGTTGTAGGTTGTGATACTCTTGACAATGGTATGAGAAACTTTTATTATATAGGTTGGAGATTGTAGGATGCCATTTCGCAGAGAGCATAATTGTATAATTGACGAGTTGGTTACGCAGATAGAGGAAGTACGAGAGAAGAAAACGAGATTTGGTCTCATTAAGGTGCTCTACGGACGAAGGGCGAATGGGTCACGTGGGATACGAGGGTATCGGATTCCTGGTGCTGTTCCTGTGTCTACTGCACAGCGATTGTGTAGTACGATGAAGGGTCAGTTTTCCCCTGCGACACCTTTGAATCCGAAGAAGCAGTTATTACAGGAGGTGAGAATGCCGATTCCAAGACCTAACACTGGCGAAGAGCAAGGTGCTTTTATTTCTAGGTGTGCTTCGAAGTTGGTAGATACCGACCCTGATAGACCACAGGCGATGCGGATGGCGATGTGTTATACTGCATGGCGAAGAGCGAAGGGAGTTAAACAATCGGAGGTTATTATGCCCGAAGGATTACGGTTTGCTTTTTTTTCAGGCGAGAAGGATTTTGGTAAAGTTGATGTTAAGGTTGCAGGAGTTAAACTTTACCGTAAGAATATTCTTAAATTTGGGAAGTGGGTTCATCCTGAGAATAAGGATATTGAATTTGAAATTACTCCTGATGTTGTTCAGCAGATTGCGAATAACTTTAATGCAGGAGTTCCGCATGAAGCTCCTGTTGTCCTAACTCATACGGATGACCCTAAGATGAAGGTTGGGGGTATTAAGACTTTTATTCCTACGGATAAAGGACTTGATTGCATTATGAGTGTGGATGATGATATAATGAATACGAACATTGAGAGTAAAGAGAAAACTCCTGGTGTGAGTTGTTGGCTTGACCTTAGTTATAAGGATAAGCAAAATAACGAGGATGTCGGTGCGGTGGTTAAACATGTCGCACTTGTTAATCATCCATATATTGAGGGACTACGTGGTTTCGAAGCAGTTTCATTGTCTGAAGGTGATGCTGAGGAAGATAAGTTCGTCCCATTAATTTTGAGTGAGAAGAAAACAAATTTTAAGAAGGATGATATGCCTAAGATTTCTAAAGAGGATGCTATTAAAGCTTTAAAAGACGAGCATGAGATTGATGTTACAAAGTTATCAGAGGATTTAAAAGCTCTTAATGAGAAGATTAAGAGTGGTGAGCTTGTAGCAAAGTCTGATGTTGCTTCGCTCAGTGAGGATTTGCTGAAGAAGATTGCTGAAGTTCTGGAACTCGATGAAAAATCTAAGCCTCAAGATGCGGTTCAAGCTTTATTTGATAAGTATCATGAGACGATTAACAGTGATGACAAAGGTGGTAACAGTGATGACAAAGGTGGTAACGCTGATGACAAAGCTGCGAAAGCTGCTGCGAAAGTTATTGCGAAAGAGAAAGCCGAGTTGAACGAGAAGATTACTGGTCTTCAGGATAAAATCACTGAGATGGATGGCGAAAAGCAGGTTGGTGTTCTGTTGTCAGAGAACAAAATTCTCCCTGCGGAGAAGGAAGTTTTCTTGACTGCTTTTAAGGAAAACAGAGGACTTTTTGATAAGATGGTTGAGTCCCGTGACAAACCTCTTGTTGAACTTGTTGAGCTAGGTGAGAAGGATAACGATGACAAGACAGAGAAAGAAGAAGATGATGCGGAGATTAAGAGACAGAGTGAAGCTGCGAAAGAAGAAGGATTGCCTGGTACAGAAGGCGACAAGTAAGAGTGAGACGAATTATTTAGGAGGTTATGACTATGCCACAGAAAGGTGGAATTAACTTACCAGGTGTCAAAGATGTTGCTATTGAAACTACCAAGGAAGTTATGGCTTTTATGGCAGGACTAATCCAGGTTAGTGGAAATCTTAAAGTTTCTGCTTCGGCAGTACAGGAAGTAAAAGTTGGAGACCCTGTTGCATGGGATTCTGCTGCTAAAAAATGGATTCCTTATGACCAGGGTGGTTCAGGAGACGAAACTACTGCTGCTGGTATCGCTCGAATTGGAGCGGATACAAGTATCGCAGGAGATGATGCTCCTATTGAGGTTATTATCGCTGGAGCGGTTAAGATTGACGTAGTAGAGGCAGCTTCTAATTGGCACACTGGTGTCATTACAGATTTAGTGATGAAGAAGAGGATAGCAGGTAATACTTATATCTTCTAAGAGTGAGACATAGTTTTGTAGGAGGAAATGTAGATGCCAGATTTAGCTATTTTAAGACAGCAAGTTTTGACAGGGATTATCCAGAAGTTCGTTGCTCCTCCCGAGAATGTTGGACGGAAGTTGTTTAGGGTTATTCGGAATCCTGAATCTGTTGCGAAGTGGGATGTTATTAAGGGAAGTAGACAGCGTGGAGCACCAACCTTGCCTAACAGGGAAGGAAAATTGGTTAATCCTTTAGGAGTCGGTCAGAAATCGGCAGCTTTTATTTATTACAGAGAAAAGAAAGCCTTTGAGCCTACTACTCTGAGATGGCTTCGAACTCCTGGTGAGTTCGCAAAAGCCAATGCTGAAGCTGCTGTTAGACGAGAGGTTTCAGATTTGAACAATCGTCTTGAACGGTTGGTTGAATCATTTGCTTGGGATGCACTTAAGGGAACTATCACAATTGATGAACCTGATGTGAAAGCGAGTGTTGACATGGGTTTTGACGGTTCACATAAAGCCACTGCTGGTATTTTGTGGAGTGATACATTGAATGCAGACATCGTTGGAGACGTAAAAGCGTGGAAGAAAACGATACTTCAGGATAGTGGTTTTGCTGCTACTGATGTTTATCTGTCTTCGACTACGATGGAATACGTTTATAAGAATGCTGATATTCGTGATGAACTGTGGACTGATAAGCAGAAGGATTCCTATTTTCAGACTGGAGAGGTTTCTGGATTCCTGAAATTGAATTGGCACTCTTTTGATGGTGGGTATGAGAACGCTTCTGAGGTTTTTGTTCCTTATATCCCTGATGGATATGTTATCATGCTCTCAAAGCGTGGTAGTCCGTTTGAACTGTTAGAAGGTCCAAGTGCTGACCATGATTCTGCTGATGGACATACTGGTAAATTCTCGAAGTCCTGGCAAGAGAAAGACCCGTCTGCTCGGTTCTTTCTGATTGAGTATCACTTCTTGCCAATCGTGAAGTATGTTGACCAGATTATGTACAATCAGGTTGCGTAAGACTAGAAACAGGTAGTTTCTACCTTATATAGGTGCGACTCAAGGAGTCGGGTTGGATTGGTGGGATTCTTTACAGAGGAGGTCTGTAGATGTTAGTATCTTGTTTGCGAGACGGTTTAACTTGTAACGAAAAAGTTTATGAGAGAGGAGATGTTTTCATACTATCTGAGAAGTTAATGGATGCTTACGGAGGTTTAACACCTGCACAGATAGCGAGAAAGCAGAAAGACATTTATGGCTTTGAACTCTTTCGTCCTGCTACTGAGGATGAGATGTTGGCTGCTTATAGAGAGGATAACTCTATTATGAAGAAGCTTGCATCTAATGAGCAGCATGCTGTAAGACGGTTTTTAAAGTCTGGTGCAGCGAAGCTTAACGCTGCTGCTGACGCTATGGCAGAAGAAGAGATAGAGGAAGACGAGAGTCCAAAAGTCGAACCTGTGGTGCAAGAGTCTTCGGATGTGGAGGTTAAAGCTCCACCAAAACCGAGGGCAAGAAAAGCTTCATCTAAGAAAAGGACACGAAAGACTTCAGCTAAGAAGTAAGGAGTAAGCAGTGGCTTTGAATACATTAGTTGCTGTGACTGATGTTAAGACAGCAGGGAATCTGTCTGATAGAGTAGAGGATGCTACTATCCTTTTCTATATAGAAATTGCATCTCTTTTATTTCGAGAGATGATTGGTACTACTGTCTATCAGAAAGCAGCAGGAGAATATTTGCCTTGTGGGTCTAGTTGGACTTCAGAAGGTAGCGGTGCATATTCATATACTTGTAAAAATGTAAATATGAATAAAGTTACTGATGATGGTGATGCCTTAGTTGAAAAAGCTTCTCTTGCAGAAGTTCAGGCGACTGCTGGAACTTGGTATCTTGATACAACTGCCGAGAAGTTATATGTTCATGCTACGGGTGATGATGATTTAACTGATTCTTATATTACTATATTTATTGTAAAGTTTGCTGGTTATCTTGATTCTGACGTGCTCATTAGGTTAAAAAAAGCGGAAGCTCTTATGACTGTTTCTTTTGCTCTTCCTGCTATTGGTATGGTTGCTGGTGAGCAGGGTATTTTGAGTGCGTTGTCTCTTGGTACGGGTGGTCAGATGGAAGTGATGTCTTATGCGAAAGAGATAATGGAGCTTGCTGGTGCTTTTATGAATCTGGCTATTCGAATTACTTCTGGATATTTAATTACTGAAAAATATCAAGAGGTATGGCATCACGTTATTTTACGGATGTTTCCTTCTCTTGATGAAATGCCTACAGTTGCTACTATTAAAAGTGAAGATGAGACGTTACTTAAGTACTATCGAGGGGATGTAGCTTATGAACCTGAGCATGATGATGCGGTGTCTTAATGCAGTACTATCGAAGTCAGGTAACTTATTTACCTCCTGTAAAGGAGATGTTAGTTGACGGTTTATCTGCATTAGAAGTTCATGGCAAAGTAATTTGTGGGTGGATTTTACAACAGGCAATTCGACAACATACTCCACGTAGAAGTGGATATATGTGGTTGCGGTGTAAAATATTAGGTGCTCGATTTGTAAGAGGAGGGCGAGTTAAGGTTTTAGTTGGTTGGCTGCGAAGAGATTTTCCACGAGGTAAATTTTATCCTCTTTTTTTAGGAGAGGGTACTGGAATACATGGTCGAGAGAGGCGAGTTATTACTGCAAAAAAGAAAGTCGGGCGTAAGGTTATTCAGACTCCTGTTATTCGGTATCAGTATCGAGGGAGTTGGGTTACAGTGAAAAGTATTCGAGGTATTAAACCAAGAAAGATGCTGGAGAAAGGGTATCGGACAGCTAAACCGCAGTTAATGAGAGCATTGAGTATGACTGCGGTTTCAGCGATGAGAGCGAGAGTTACTACGAGAGGAGCAAGGATAGTGGCAGGAGGAACGGTATAGTAAAATGATAAGCTTTAAAGAAGCGTTAAAAGAAATTTTTACTGCTGAGATGAGTTCAGGTGGAGAGTTAGAGGGTTTGTGTGATGGTATTTTAATAAGTATTGTTGAACCTCTTCCTGATACCTATAAAACGTTTATTACTTTAGGTGGTTTTAGTGCTTCAGATGTACGAATTGGTCACATGCAAAAGAAATTTCGTGAAGTTGAATTAGAGATTGAGTGTAATGCAGTGTTTCAAAAGAGAGGAGTAGATAGTCCCGAGGCTACTGCTGAAGATGACAGTCAAAAAATTGCTCAGAAAGTTCGAACAATTTTGAAGGCAAATCAGAAGTTGATTTCGACTTCTTATCCTACAGGGATAGCAATTATTTCAGAAGTGATTAACGAAGTGCTTGATTGGGTACAGTACGGTACTGTACAATGTGCTACGTCTATCGTGACTCTTTACATGAAGATATTGGAGGCGAACTAATGTCATTATTTCCGAGAGCTATTTTAGCTGCGTTAAAAACAGAACTGGAGGGAGCAACTGCTTTAGAGTACGTGGATAAGGTAGATATTAGGCAGTATCGTTCTAATATGCTTCCTAACTTTGACCATCATTGTATTGTCATTAGTCCTCAAGCAGCGATGCCTGAGACTTATCCTGCGAGTCAGAAATGGATTAAATATCCGATTACATTAGTGTTATTAGCTAGGATACATACAGATTTGTATGATGCTGTGATGGCAGATACTCCTGGTGGTAGTCCTCCTAATGTGGGGATTCTAGCTATGTATGAGGATGTCTATATAGAATTATTTGATAATACATTGGGTGGAGTTGTTGAATTATATCCTGGTCGAGTGGAACTAGACGCTCGAACAGATTTTAATCTTATTGGAGACGAATCACGTGAAGATTTTATTGTTGAAGCTCGAATGACGTATCAGCCATATGGTAAACGATTTATAACTCCAGAATCCGATTAGAGGCTTGACTAATTAAGAGTGAGGGTATATTATAGAGGAGAGAGGTTTTTATGAGTAAGATAAGATTTGTACGGTTGAAGGCAGAGTATCAGCCTTATTTAACTGTGGCTAGTTCTGCTTATTCAATTACGATTAAAGTGGGTGGTGAAAACGACCCGAATGGTTTTGAAGCGGATGAAGTGACTTATGAGCGGATTAAGAAGTATGTAGAACTTGTACCGAAGAAACGAAGAAAGAGTGAGACGAAAGAGATTGTAAATTTGGAGGAATAAGAGATGACATTACCTGGCTATGAAGCACAACGTATTGAAGCGATGCAGTGGGCGTATTCTGTGAAGAAACAATCTGATTATGATACTGTTGTTCTGGATGCTGATTTAACTCAGTCGCATCCTATTA